AATAAACCAACTACACACGTTCAGGTTGTGGCCAAGCTGCTGCTCGATAATCCTGGAGCAGAATATACCGCTAACGATCAACGGATAGTGCAGCGTGGAGTAGCTGACGTTGGAAGAACTCTGAGACACTTAAGAGCGCGTGGCATCCCTATTAAGACGCGCCATGTTGCCAATGTTGGATATCTCTATTACCTGGAGAATATCCACACTGGCGAGAAAGTTTAATCACTAGCAAAGAGAGCCGCTGCGCCTAATAAGTGCAGCGGTGACTGCTCTAATGACATATGAAGTATTCCACAGAACATGGTGGACAGAAAACGCCAACTATCCTAACGGACTAGAGCCTTGTCCAGGCGAACCCACAACAATCAGGCGCAACGTGCCAACAGAAGAAGAAGCACGTAAAATATGCCACGATTGGAACAGTAAGCACGCGCCAGGTAAGTTATCGCGTAAAGCTGAATATATGAGTGAGACAAGCTAATGGCCATATTTATTTCCGATGATATTATTTCCGAAGCGGTAGAGGCAATTACCAACGCTAGGGATTTTTGCGGCTCAGAAAAAGAAGCAGTCGTCGACGTAGTTAACGATCACGGCATTACAGATAAGGCACTCCGTAACAAAATATGGAGGATAGCAAAATTTCGGGCTAATGCTCAATGGAATAGGTTTAAGCGTCAAGCTGGCGTTAACGAAAGGTACATTTTCTAATGACCATTATATACGATCTCTCGAAGCTTCCTGAAGAAACTAGGGAGTTTATAGAAAACACTCCCAAGTATGCCAAGCTTTTCTCGAAGAAGCCACGCAACTTGCTAAGTTTTGCTCAAGACGCCAAAACAATAAAGGGTATGAAATACGGTAACCTTACTGGCGTTCAATATTTCACACCAAGCAACGGAAGCGGCGTAAACGTATGCGCCCTGGCACAATTGGCACAATGCGCCAAACCTTGCCTATACACAGCAGGGCGCGGCAAGATGCACAATGTTATGCTGGCTAGGTTGCGTAAAACATTGTTTTTCTTGCAATATAGAGAAGAATACAAAGCTTTGCTTATAAGAGAAATTAAACGGTTGATACGGAAAGCTGGCAAGCTTGGCATGATTCCAATGGTACGCCTAAACGGCACCAGCGACATACGTTGGGAAGTAGAGTTCCCTGAAGTGTTTGCAATGTTTCCCGAATTGCAATTCTACGACTACACCAAGCTAATTAACCGCCACGTTAGCAACTTTCCCAACTACGATCTCACTTTTTCGTATAGCGGCGTGGCCAGGTTCCAACCGTTTGTAAAAAAAGCAATTGCCAAAGGTATGCGAATAGCGGTAGTATTTAGAGACAAGCAAGCTATTCCTAGCAAGTTTATGGGCTTGTATTGCATTGACGGTGACGATAGCGATTTACGACCCTATGACCCTACTGGCGTAGTGGTTGCGCTATACGCTAAAGGTAGTGCCAAGCACGACACTAGCGGCTTTGTAGTAGACTAGTAGCGTTATGAAGCCCCCAATATGGGGAAAGATGAACAATAGGAAACACAGCCAATGTCTAAAGTAAGTTTAGAACTAAGACCAGAAGTGCTTTTATTCTTTCAAGAATTAGCAGAATTGAACGCAACAAAGCCCGACAAGTTTCTAGTAGAGGCTATAGAAACTTATATGATGTATTTACTGCGAGAACTGCCGCAATCCCTGGAAGAAGAAGACACAGAACAGGTAAAATTTTACCAAAAATTGCATTAAACAAAATTCACTATTGTAATTACTGCTATTTGTGGTATAATCAATATTGTAAACAAGTATGAACAATATTTAAGATTAATTAACAATTGAGAGCATACTTGAACAAGTATGAAGGGAGCGAGAGAATAAATGAGCAAGAATTTAACCCTAATAGGTCACATAGGCGTAGACGCTGGTATGTGTTGGATAGGTGACCCATGCTATGTGCTACCTGATGACGCTAGGAGCAACCCTGGAGCTAATTGGGACGAGTTCTGCGCGGCAATGCTCAAAACTAACGTCAAAGAGTTTAACGAGGGAGTTTGTGTCGTTACTGGCTACGGTGACGGCGAATATCCCGTATACGCCGAAATTGATAAAAACGGTGTGGTGTGTTCCGTACAAATTCGCTTCACTTCTTGCTAATTACCGCAATTCTGCTAGAATAGGGTTATGATGAGCAACAACGATAACAACGATGCTTACAGGCAGAAGCAGATAGACCGTCTACAGCGTCAGCTTAGGCGTTCTACTATGGCGCGAGAGCTAGAGAAGGAGCAATACGCACAGCGGCGCATAAACTCCGCTCGTATCTACACTCGTAAGCGCAAACATCTTAGAGACTTGTTAGAGGAGCAGTAAAAATGACTGTGGATAAAGTGCTAAAGAAGCACGATTTTGCCAACCAGCCGCTACTACGGCGAGACTTTGCCAACTGGCTAGTTGAGAACAATGTGGCTGAGACCTTTCGCGCAGAGATCGAAGAAGCGATGCAACGGCGCGATGACCAGGAAGGAGAACTAGACTAATGCCTAGAGAGAGTAAAATGAACCTACCGCCCCACAACATTGCAACTAAAAATGCCATGCTCACTGTGGAGAATAAGTACGAGTATTGCCCTAAGAAGGGTGAGAGCGTAGCCATACCCAGAAGGGAGAAGGCTGTTGACGCTTTAACACGTTGGGGAGCAAAAATCAACTCTATAATGTGGGGTGTGGTGGATATGAGGGATATTTCTCTGTCCGAAATTCGTGACCTGGAGACAATCGCAAACGAAATGGACACTGCTGTAGAGGCTATGTCAGGAAAGGGGGTAAAGTAGATGAGGTGCATTATTTGTGATGTCTCGTTACCCAGGATTAGCTCAAGCGATTTATGCTCCACCTGCGTTCATTCCATCAGGGATGCACTGGGGTATTACGAGCCAATTTCCACAGACCATAGGTTGCCTGAGTTTGCCCAGTGGGAATTTCCAAAGGTTCGCTATGAAGATGTTTGACTTCTTACCAACCATATTTGTCACCTCGCTGTGTGCGATGGATGACGTTGCCACAAACATATTAATGAAACGCGAGGAGAGCAATGCACAGGCGAGAAGTGTTAAAAAAGGCGGGAGAGTTGATTACTCAGGACCGCGAAAGGGAACACGGTCTGCCAAGACACAACTTTGCAAGGATAGCTAGAATGTGGAGCGGATATCTTGAGAAGGATATAACACCTTCTGATGTCTGTGTTATGATGGTGCTTCTCAAAGCTGCTCGTCTGCGCCACAAACTTAGCGATGATTCGTTCATAGACATGGCTGGCTACGCCGCCCTAGGTAGCGAGGTTGGGGATGACTGAGATACGTTACCAACCGTGTCCAGATTGCGGCGGCTCTGACCCCTTGACGATCTATGACGATCACACCTATTGCTTTAGCTGTAACTCCTATAGGGTGGTTGACATTGCGGGGAGTAGAGACATAAACATTAACAAGAAAGAGAGGCCAACGGTAATGCAGTGGTCAGACAGGAAAATCAGTAGTTGCGTTATGAGCTTCTACGATGTCCAGGTTAAGAACGATGATGCTGTGGAGTTCCCCTACTACGATGATGACGGGCTACGCTTAGGATCAAAGTTTCGCTCCACCGCCAAGAATTTCTATACTAAGGGTAACTTCAACGAGGCTTCCCTGTTTGGAGCGCACACTTTGGGCAAGTCTGTTAAGAAGCGGGATAAGGCTGTTATCGTGACAGAAGGTGAGGCAGACGCTCTGGCAGCGTTCCAGATGATGAACCGCATATCTCCAGAGGCCAGTACGTTTAACAGCAACACCGCGCAGCGTAGGATCATAACCGCTCTGTCTATCAAGAGTGGAGTAGCAAGCGCAGAGCGAGATTTTAGAAACAACTTGGAGCTACTGGAGCAGTTTGAGAAGGTTTATATCTGCTTTGATAACGATGCAGTGGGTAAAGAAGCCGCGCTCAAGTGTGCCAAGCTTGTTTCTCCAGGTAAAGCGTTTGTCGTAAACTTAGAGCTAAAAGACGCTTGCGAGTACACCAGTGCAGGAAAAGATGCTGAGTTCCTCACCCATGTAACTACATCTTCCTGTTACACGCCTAGCGGTATAGCCAACGCTGCTGACAACTTTGATTCCCTGTGGGACGCTAACAACATCACCAGCATACCATTCCCCTGGAAAGAGCTACAGGAGAAGACCTTGGGTATACGTTCCAGGGAGATTGTCACCTGGGCCGCTGGTACGGGGGTTGGTAAAAGCTCTCTGCTGCGCGAGTTGCAGCATTTTTACCTGAAGGAAACCGACAAGAAAATAGGCATCATAGCTCTGGAAGAGAGTTTAGATCGTACCAAGCGAGGCATACTTGCAGTTGAGGCTAACGACAGGCTCCACTTGAACGAGGTGTTTGAGAAGTACAATAAGGACGATATCAAGAAGTACTTTGACGCTACCTTGGGAACTCGCAGGGTCTACCTCTACGACCACTTTGGTTCTATGGAAATGGCAGACTTGCTAAACCGTGTTAGGTATATGGTGGTTGGCCTGGAGTGTGAAATAATATTTATAGATCACTTGTCAATTCTGGTGAGCGGTATGGACATAGCTGACGAGCGTAAAGCTATAGACCGCACCATGACGCTGCTGCGCCAGCTAACAGAGGAGACAGGATGTGCCATACACCTGGTCAC